CACCCACCTAAGCTTTAGAGAAAGCTTAGATCTCGATGATATTCCCGCTTTCCACTGAGTAGTGGGTGGCGGTTCTTCAGTGAAGTACTGAAGAATCATCGAATCGACTTGGTCTCGGGTACGTGCACTTGTGGAACAAACCACGTGTGCGCGTACTTCAAGCCGTTGGAGATGGGGATTAACGCGCCTTTCCAGGTGCGTGTTATCAACATACCCAACGGTCTTAAGACCAAAGTCTCCCGAATCGATAGCCACATTCCGTATTTTAGAAGATACGGAACGCACTGTCGAAGCTAGATAGTCGGACGCATTATACCAACCTCTAACGAGGAAGTTATTGTGCGTCTCGACCACACTAGATATCGACTCAGGTTTGGGAGCAGATACGTACGTCATGGAGTAGACAGGGGAGACGTTAGTCCCCCTGAATACGTCCAAACCACATGACTCTCTAAACATTCCAGTTAAGAAAGTCTTTGAGTGGTTGACTCGCAGACCCATAAGGGTAAGCATACGTATCATCATATCCGCGTGCGCATCCGGGACGATAATATCGTCACCGAATGTGCGGACCCTACCCTGCGCTGACTTGATGTTTCGAATAGTGGGCTTGAGGCCTTCCTGATGAAGGTAGACCCCTAGCGCAATTATAAGAAACACGATAGTCTGAACAGGGAATGTGCAGGCAGATCCCATACATGAAAACTTCTGGAGTTTGCTGACTCCTCTGGTTCCATGTTCCGTTCCGTTCTTGACGGTTCGGGTTCTTGTCGCATGTAGAGCATCTAGGAGAGTACTATTTCTCCTAAATATACGCTCTACAAGCCACGTAGAAACGCGGTCAGAAGCTTCGGACAAATCTATTGTCGAGAGGCCATGACCGAGGGATCCTCGCCGAGCCATGATCTGGTTTGGTTCTTGGTCTCGAAAAGAGACAAATAAACCAATCCAGGAGTCACGTGTTCGGCCGACAAAGTAGTCCTTAATGACCTGCTGGCACCATTGATGGCTGATAGGCTCAGAGGCAATAAGCCTAGGAGACTTCTGCGTCTTTGGTACCAGTATTAGGTTACTAGGGGGTTCGTGCTGAGAAACAGCACTATCGCCTTTGTCGGAGACGCGTCTTGCCCAAGCACCGTAATTCGCAAAAGCGAAGTCGGCGTAGGGAAAGACACGTTCGAGTTTACGAGGCCAGTGTGGGAACGAGTACTTACTCGTCCCAGATCTGGCATCGGAGACTGCACCAGGTCCATGCTTCGCTTTCCAAGCGTAAGGGTTGAATACCCCTAAAACAGCCGACGTTATATCAGCAACATCTTGGATGGTGTTGATACACGTAAGCTCGCTTGGTGTCAAATCGGCGGCTTCCTCTTCGAAAAGAGGTAGCGCAACATCCCGACTAGGGACCGCAACTTGTCCAAGATGGACAAGATTGTGGCTACCCCAATCAGGATCTTCGAGGAACCAGTTGTCTGATCCTCGTCGGATTTGACTTTCGATTGAGTAGAACTCTCTGACTGCTTTGTCGGATCGTTCATTTGAGCACTCCATTCTTATCTTCTTAGCTGTATAGTACAGCTGGCGAAGACAGGTTATAGCGTGCACATCACAATCGGAGCGAAGTATTCCATTAGTATCGAAAACACGCAACATCAGTCCCTTGAATAATCGAGGAATTGGTGTCCCTCTCTTGTAGCCCCTTTGAAAGGGGAGACTTGAGAGAGTAAGGCGTTGAGTTGATAGGCACCGGTCAAAGTGCTTACCAAAATCAACAAGGTCTATTGTGAGAAACGATAGACCCCGTGTTTCGACACAGGACAGTAAACGAGAGAAATCCCGAGTAAAGTCCTTATGGAGATGCGGATAACGTACCTCGCAATCAGTGATGATTGCTCGGTACAATCCCAGCAAGTGTAACTCGTAGCTGTTAGTCATTGGCTATGCCTCTGATCTACGGCTCGAGATCTTCACTCCATTGAATGTACGAGCTTCTAGACTGGGTCCGTTAGGATTCCCAGCCCAGCAGCTTGGCGGCAATGCCGCCGGCGTTGACCATATAGAAGGACATCGCCTCGGACAGATCAATGATATCCGCCGCGGTACCTGAAGGATCGTTTCTGATCGTAAAGGTAATCTCGGAGAGGCTCCCATCATTCGTTTGGGACCCCGCATTCGGTTTCACATACCGCGAGAACGTCACAGAGTGACGCTCGAACGGCTGTGTTCCCGATTTGACGGAATCCCTCGAATGCCGCACTTTCGCGCGGTAGGTGACAGTTCCAGCGTCCAAGAAATACTCGGACGAGTAACCGTCACTGTTGATGAGAGGAAGCACATGAGCGGTTCCACCGGAACCGTTCATTGTGATAGTGAGTGAAGAACCAAGCATGGTTACATTTGCTCCTAGGTTGCTAACGTCGCCCTTGACGGGCGGCGAATAGCGCACCCAGGATCGACAGTTGATTTCCCGAAAGTAACGGGAAATTGGCATCAGGAGAAGCGCCAACGCCGATAGTCCTAACTTTGGACTCTCGGACGAACGTCGCACCCCCGCCTTGAAAATCGAAATGATTATCATCGCGGGTCCAAGTAGCAGTTGTACGAGTATGTGTCATAACACAGCGAGAAACGGCTTGCGCCGGAACCGCGTTGTTACCACTGGCGATATAATCGCCCATATTCGTAAACCAGTCAATCATCCACGACCATGGAAGTAAATTCCATGCAGTGGAAGTTAGCGATTGGGCGTTTAACCCAAACACTAAAGAATTGGCTAGAGACTGCTTCTCTTTGTCATTGGAGAATGGGCGTTTGGAAGTGGGTTTCCACCTAAGTGTAATCCACCTCCTGCCCTCGGTCACAGTCCGCACGCGGCATGTGAACACGATTGATAGACCGGATTCAACAGGGACTTGTCCCTGCTGAGTTTCACGGACGTCACTCCAGACATTAATGCGGCGTCTCATTCCTTTACCAGAGTATAGTTTGTCGAGCTCTTCCATACGCCTCTCGGCGTGGTTTTGCCAGTTGACCATATTCTGGACGTCTGAGATTAATGGGGTAATGGCGAACTTATAGGCAAGATACGTATCAGCGGCTTCCTTAAGACGTTTATTCTTCTTAAGGATCGCTGAGCGTTTCTTGACTCTAAGAGCTACATTGCCAGCATCTTTCACGAGACGTGGGAGATCTTTCATCTCACCTATGAAGGTAGGAATAGATACTACGGGTCGACTAGGATTAGTCCTAGCGAGAGCCGTAGACATGCTACTCCCCTCTGAAGGAGGTGAAAGATCTATATGAGCAGCATCGGCCCTAGAAGCGTGGCAATCATGGTTGGTGTATTCACGATAAGTGAATTCATCACCAGGAGGGCGACGCCCAAAGAGAAGCTGAGGACTCCTATGAACTCTATCGAGAAACATAGGATGATCAGTTTCCCTACCTAGGGAGTCAGTGATAGACTCACGTAATGACTCATAAGTCTGGTTTTGATTTATGAGCGTGATCGTTTCACC